TTTGAGCCGCTTGACCTGCGGTTGTAGTTTTACCTGCAATTGTTACCTTAGTACTAGGTCTTAATTCGTGTTGTTTAATATATGCATCGAATTGGTCTTGATTTCTAAAATCAATTTCTTTTAGGGGAATTAAATTTACTAATTTCATTTTTTTCTATTGATTATTATATAAGTATCGAATATAAATATAAACTTTTATTGTATTACAACCAAATTGTCATAATTCGTTCCTTCATATGTTTTAACGGGAAACCCACCTCTTTCCAATGTGGTCTTTAATTCGCCTAAAAGGTTATCTTTATCCTGCGGATGTACATCAATTAAGAACGCATCGTATGTATATAGTATCATTTTTGACCTTCTCCCATCACACCACTTCAGTACATCATCAATCTTAGTATAATTGATTTCAGTTTCCAATGCCTGAAGAAGATAGTTAAATACCTTTTGTTCGTTTGGTGTTTCGATTCGTTGGAATGGTATTTCCCTCTTATATAGAGGTGTCGTTAATTTTCCCGAAATTACGAACTTTTGGTAAACCGATTGAACATATTCATCCACCTTTTGAAAGAACGGAATTGTTTTAGCAAACTCATCTAATCCACCATAAAGGTATCGGAATGAAAGGGCTTTAGATTCTTCGGTCGTAACTCCATAATATTTTGCTAAATGTTCGTGCGCCGTTTCCCCTTCCGGAAATACATAACCCACCATCTTACCAATGATACGGATGTGATAAGACTCGTAATCGAATTGAATCAAAGTACCTTCCTTAAATCGGCTCACTATATTACTTCTACACCCATCGGATTTGTTCATAGCAGCCCAATTCACATTGAGATGTCTATTGGATGGTCTACCCGTTACCGTATATGGATTGTATTTTGTGTACGCAAACCCATTGGGCAGATACTCTTTGTTGAAATGAAATCTATCAATAAATTTTTCCTCTTCGACCTTTACCCCAGCCCCCTCCAGCCTCCCTAATATTTTAATGGAATCTGAATATTTTCTATACCAAGGTTTAATTTCTGAAATTAATGGAATCGTTTTTAAGAGCTCGTACCATCTCATCATAGGTACACAATCGTTTAGATATTTAAAGTCGCTTCTATACCCCTTATAAACCCCGTCAGCGAACTCATTGAATATGAACGACTTACCATACTCTTCAAAGTAAACCCACTCATAATCGAGCCCTTTACTACCTATATATCGATTCCCATAAACCAATGTATTCTCATTCACAAACAAACTTAGTGCTGCCTGTTTACATTGTCCGGCATCGATGTGATTGAAATTTATGATGTAATCGGAATCCTTAGTTCTAAGGTACGCAAATGATATGGATGTATCGTATTCGTGTGCTTTTGGAGAACTCCATACGGGCACCATCAAATCTATCTTTGGATTGGATTTGTAGAACTCTAATAGGGCGTTATTTGTTTCGATTAAATTCATACCCTACAAATATACAAATTATTTATTTAATTTCCAAATGATTTATTTATAAAACTGCTTTGTGTTTGGTAAATATAAGGAAATATTTTTGATTTTCAAAGAAATTATAGATAAAGATGATTTATTTGATGCAATCACTCCTTTATCCATCAGTTTACCATTGGTATCATATACAACATCTAATGGGCCAGTAATTCTCCATCTCATAGTTGCTGATATCCAATATGGATTTTCAAAATAATTTTCATACTCTGTTGCCGAAATCTCATAAACAAATCCGCTATCATCATTTGCTCTTTGTGTAAAATATCTAACTATGTAAGCAGATGCATATTCATCATTCGATGGTATAGGTACAATCGTTTTTGGTGGCGTTAATGAAAATATTTCCTTATCTCGTATTAAGTCGTTATACATAATATTAGTTTGTAGTTGGTGTAACGGGTGTAACGGCTTCAATATTAACTCTATATCCAGCCTCTATCGTAGTTTTCCATCCACTATCATCTATACCTTGCTTTACATTTGTAATTTGAAATATACCATTTTGATTATATATTTCGGGTATACCATCTATTTGAAAATATTCACCACAACTTAACCCAGCCATCCCATCTATTGCTAGGCTTATATCCAAATAAGTTAAGGCAGAGCCTGCCTCATCATTTGTTCCAATTTTACTCTTAATAACTCCTGCATCTAAAAATATATAAGTTTTTATAGTATCTTTACCACTTTTTTTAATTTTAAATTTTACTGATTTTTGTTTTACAACTTCTTCTATATTTTGTACTTCTTTAGCGGCAGTATTGGTTGGTTTTGCCTGTTCTGTTCCAAATGTTTCGGTTTTTATTCTAGTATTTTCCGAAGATTGAATTACAATTTTTTTCTCAACCTCATTTATAGAAAACCAACCATCCGAATTCTTAGCATATGATAAATCAAATAATGAATAATCTTCCGTTTGCAATTGTGCATTAGAGCCAGTTATTGCAAGTCCCTTACCAGCCATTATATTATTCAAAGTTAATTGCGATTGGTATAATGCTTGTGATTGTGCCAATTCGCTCAATTCCATTGAAAAATTAAATTCTTTAATAGTGCCACTAATTGGTCCTATTTTAAATCTATATGGTTTTTCACTTTCTGTTATCGATGTTGGTTTTTGAAATAATTTATAATCCATTATTTGGAGTATCTTACTACCAACATCTCCACCATCGGATATTGACATTATTTCTAATTTACATAATCCATATGTATTTTCATTTACAATCCCCAATACTCCATTTATAAAATCCGCTTGTGTAAATGATTGGTTATATATATTCAGTATTGCATTATAGTTAAAAAACATATTTAATAAGTTTCCATACACCTTTTTATCATCTAAAGGTTCTATTTCTCCTTTTAAATTATACATTTTTGAAGTCTTTTCTGGTAAATTAAATGATTTACCATTTATCGAACATTCTTCCGGTGGTTTATTTTCATCTATTATTAATACATTCTTCTTATCTGGATCACTTGAGAATGCGAATTTAGGTAATTTATTTGGTATTATAATATCTTCCGAAGATGATATCATATACTTATTCGAATTCATTGGTATCAATCGCTTTGTTTTTGCCTCATCTTCAAAACAATTTATTGTTATTGTATTAGGTTTTGTTTTAAAAATTTGAGAATTTTGAAGTAATTCTAATATTAATTCAAATGAGATGTATGGTTCATATGATGCAACTTTATCTTTTTCTTTTGCATTCAACATATCCCAATTGAAGAATTCGGTTTTCCATTTAGCTTCGGGTAAGTCTATTATAGCAGGTAAATTGAAATCTGCTGATAATTTTCTTAACCAAGTAGCATATGGTAATTCAACAACTACTCCTTTTTTAGCTACAGCCGTTTGTTCATTTGATTGCTTCATTGGCATCCAAAGTTGTAATTCATTTCCAGCTGATATTTCTAAATCAATATCATATGTACCATCTTCAACGGGAGAATAAGTATATCCGGTTACTTTTCCAGCCATATAATCATAATTACCATCAGTTGTTACTAAAGTATCTAAATAAGTAGTTTTAGCAACTTTTGCATCATCAAATAATTCAACAAATGCTTTTACATAATTTTCATGGTTCTTTTTTGCGAATAAAACAGAGTCTATTGTTGTTTTCCCAATAATATCGGTGTTCCATCCATATTCTAAGATTACATTCATAGATGCTCTAAGAAAGAAAAGGTCAAACATTTCTAATTGCTTCAAAGAAAAGCATTTAATTTTTACGTGAGCACTTTTTAGTGTGTTATTTCCACCATCGGTATCAATTTCAACCGATTGTATTATTGGTGTTGATATTTTTCTATCCGATTCTCCTTCAATTTTAATAGCTTTTCCTTCCAAATCATACCCTAATATAGTATTAGAAGTTTGATACATTTTTGTAAATTCACTTTGATTTGAAATTACGCATCCTAAATATGCGCCAGGGTAGCTACCACTCTTTATCGTTTCATTAATATTAGTACGATTATTGGTTACAACGGCTCCAGAAGATAGTATTGCAAAAGGAGATAATCTATGGTTTTCATAAGAAAACTTTTCTCTGTTTGTTAATTTAGTCTTTATCCAAGGTTTTAATGGAGCTATAAATGGAAATCCCATAACTTATTTATTTATTTTTTCTAAATCATTTAAAATTTTAGATACATTTGAAGGAATTCTAAGTTGTAATCCTTCAGTTACATAGAAGGATGCATCATTGATGTTATTTGCTACAGCTATAATCCACCATAGACTTGTATCGCCATAGTATTTATTAGCTAATAAATCTAATCTATCAGTTACTTCTGATATAACATACAAATCATCATCATTTGCTTTTATTTTTGGGTATATAACACTTTCAAAATATTGCTTTTTACTATTGGAATCGGTTTTAATTTGCGAATATGTATATCTGTTTGCCATTATTTATTTATTTTTTAGGAGAAAATAATTCTTTTATTGCTTTTGCTATTCGTGCATCTTCTCTACCTTTTGCTCCCAATTGACCATTAAAGTCATATTTATATGTTTTAGTATCTCCAGAGCCAGATTCTATTTTATGGTCTTCAATTATTTTTACACCTATTGCTACATCAATTACTGATGGGTATATAAATTGAGATTTATCCTCACCATATGGGTCAAAATTTGCCCAAGTTGTATTATCATCTATTTCAAATCCTAAACTTTCTATATATCCCGGTATTTCTTTGTACAATGAACCAATTGTAATTCTAACTAAATTTGGTGCCATAGCATATGCTGAATTAACTTTTGCTGAATTAGCTTCGCCAAACGCAATAGCCTTCACATCCGTATCAGGAAAAGCTAACAATTTTAAATAATTCATTTTTACAATCATAGCATCTCTTTCTTTAAGAGTAGTATAGTATAATTTTAAGTTAAATCGTAAACTTCTTTCTACACCACTATATCTGTATATATTAAATGGTGAACCTAAATATTTGAAAGAGTTCCACGTTGGAGTTACATCTTCACCTATACCACTAATTGCACCTATAAATGGAACTTTTAATGATTTTTTACCTTCAGCTGGTATTGTTTCAAACGTAACTATTACATGGTTCGCATATTCTTGCTTAGCCATTTCCGTATTTGTAATTGATATGGCTTCTAATAATTTCTTCTGCCCTTCATCCCAAGCAGTTCCGTTACCAGTTGAATTTCTTTCTATTAATTTTCCATCTTTATTTTTATAATATTTTGAAAAGAATTTATCTTGTCTCAAAATATTTGTACCATCTACTTTTTCACTTTTAGGTCCATATTTAGTTCCCCAAGTTTCATCATTTGAAACTTTTAAACCATCTGCGTATTTTTTTAAACCACCCTTTGTAATTGTTTTAATTACCAAATTTGTAGCCAATCCTTTAAGCGAAGAACCACCCTGTTTAAGTGCTGCAATAAACGATGCTGGAGCTGGCGATTGCTTTATGTAATATGATGTATCAGCATCAACAGCGTTTCTTAATCCACTTTGAGTTTTGAATAATGATATTGGCTTTGATAAAAAAGAGTTTCCTCTAAATATAGTATCCGTTGGTCTATTTGCAGAACCACCCAATGCTCCACCTATTTGATTACCAATTAAATCACCTAACGCATTTGGTGAAGAAGTAAGTAATGCGGCAGCTCGTGGTGGATTGATGAATCCCCTACTCTCTATTCTGATATTTTCAGATTTGCCGTAAAGCTCTTTCTTTTGTGATTTAAAAAGGTCTAAAAGTGTTGCCATTTATAATTACTATTTATTATAAATATCTCTATTGTAAATTTATACGAATTATTAAGCTCTACTTAATCCGTAGTTTTTGCGAGAATTGGATAGTAGTGTACTATTAACTCTCTTACCATCCATTACAATTGGTCTATCGCCGGCTGTATTCCAAACTAATTCTTCTAATAATATGGAATTAGCTGCTAAGAGGGCTACCATTTCATTTTGTAGATTTCCACCAAACTTCATTTCTTTGGCTGCATCCTCTTGTAATTTTTTAATATTTTCATTTACCTTTGTATTTGCAGCACTAGCTGCTACAACAGGTTTATTTGCCACCTCTACTGCTTTTTGTTGTGTTTCGGCAGCTATTGATGCTTGTGGTTTTGCTTCTGCGGCTGGCTCCGATTTACGTTCTTCCATTTTACTTAATCCCAACGACTCCCCAATCCACGAATCTGCTAATCCATTCCATAATTTAGCAAATCCATTATATAACATATCAAATATACTTTTGAATGGCGCAATAATAGTATCTATGAAATCCATAAATCCACTGGATAACGTTTCCCAAGCTCCGGCAAAATCTCCGCTTAAAAATTGACCAAGTGCACCAATTATATCTGCTAAAAATCCAAATGCTCCTAATATAATTTCAAACGGCGCCATTAAAGTAGTTCCGAGCATTTCAGCTAATCCTGAAAATATACTACCCAAACCTTCTTCAAATCCAAGACTCACTAAAAATCCATTAACTGCATCATATACTGCTGTAAATTTTTCTCCAAGCCAAGTAAACGCTTGAGATATTTTATCAATCACAGGTTTAAACTTATCTCCGATTGCCATAAATTTACTACTAACGCTATCCCAAAGACCACCAAATCTAGCAGCTACGCCAGGAGCGTTATCATTTACCCAACCACCCAATGTATCTCCTAAAAATCCTCCAACCAAAGTTCCGATTGGTCCTCCAAATGCAGTACCAATTGCGGCTCCTGCAACTGCTAATCCACCTTGTAATGCTCCTGCTCCAACTGCTTCTCCCGTAGTACCACCTTTTTCTTTTTTGTCCATAAATCCAGTTATACCCCCAAAGATTCCAGCCAATGCACTTCCTCCACCTTTAGTTAAGAACTTACCAGCTTTTCCTAATAATCCGCCGCCAGCTCCACCTGGTGGTGGAACTCCTGGAGGAACTCCTGGAGGAACGCCTGGAACAGGTGCTGCTCCACCTTTAAATAATTTTCCTATTCCTTTAGTTATTTGTGGTAAAAAGTTTCCAATCAATCCTCCGGCTGATGCAGCTAATGCTCCACCCATATTTTCTGTAAAACCTTTTTCTACTTGCAATTTTGCTAATTCTGTCTTATAATCTAAATATGCTTTAGAATTTAACCAAGCATTATTTTTCATTGTATCCAATGCAGCTTGTGCAACTGCTTTCTGACCTGCTATCATCGCTTGTTGGGTATTCAATGCGGATGCTGCACTTTGTTTTAATGCTAAAAATGCATCATTTGATGCTTTAGTACTTTTTTCTTCCAATGCACCCACTTTTCCAGCTCCTTCTTGATAACCAGGTGTTCCTATTTTTTTCAATGAATTTAAATCCATTCCACCCATTGCCTGCTGTAAAGCTTGCTGTTGAAACATATTCATTTTTGATGGGTCTAATCCTTGTGCTTGTAATGATTTCATAGCACCTTCGGTATCACCACTAGCAAACTTAGCTCTAACTTCTGATAAGTTTACATTCTTACCAAGCATTGCTGATAAACTCATTTCTGATTTGATACTATCTTTATAGTTCAATACCATACTTTGACCAGCTTTTGCTACATCGGAAAAACTAACTCCCAATGATTTTGCATAAACAACTTGTCTAGCCAATGCTTTACCACTTTGAATTTGATAATCTAATGCCATTTCAGAGGCAGATGCAACTTCATTCATTACATCACCAATATTTAAGCCGGCTTGTTCTGCCATTGCTCTAGTACCTTCCGCCATATTTAATGCGGTATCGGCAGAAACTCCATCTAATAATTTAAATGCTTGTTGTATATTTGCAACATTATCTACGGATACACCACTTCTTTCAGCAAATATAGCCATATCTGCTGCTAATTTTGTAGAACCACTACCTGCTTTCGATGCAGCTATTGTTGCCGATGCAATACTTTCGGCAGATATACCTGCTAATTGTAATTTAGATGCGGCATATCCCACACTACCCAATCCTTTACCAAAAAATGCAGTTTTAGATGCTGCATTAAATTGTGCAGCCATTTCTTGCAATTGATAACCAAAATCCATAGAGGCTTGTTTCGCGGCAAATGCTAATTCATTTCCGGCTTGTGCTACACTCTTAGCCCCTTCAATTTGGTTTTCTTTTACTTCATTTGTTACTTCAATAGCAGCTTGGGTACTTGCACCAAAATAATCATATGCTAATTTTCCAGCGGCTGCTCCTAACGCAATTAATGCCGCTTTACCTAATGTACCATTTTTTGCAATATCGCCGATTGCATCTCCTAACTCTTTAGCTAATGGAATACCACTACTACCCATTTGGTCTAACGCAGTATCCATTGCACCCAATGCCGCTGCACTTCGTTGTGCTGCTTTTTCAAAGGAGTCTAATTCTTCTCTACCCTGCCTAAATATCTCCACCAAATCTTTGCCGGATTCTGTACTTGTATCTATTAAGCCCACAAGTTCATCAAATGATGCTAAAGATTGTTGTACTAAATTATTATATTGCTCCTGTCCTATTTTTCCCTGTGCTAATTTAGCAGATGCTTGTACAATAGAAACATTCATATTTCTATAAGCATTACTAGCGTTATCGATATGTTTTAATTGCCTATCATCAAATGAAGCAGTTTCAACTATACTAGCTATATCATTTAACGCATCCTTTGCTGAATTTAATTTTGTTCCGAATTTTTGCTGTAAGTCAACATTATTTTGTAAAGAATTAGAAATACTTACTAACGTATCATCTATACTATCAAAATTCTTTAGATTCTTTAATGTTTTATTTTGCATTGAATCCATAACATCCAATTGGTCTTGGTTGAGCCGTAGGATTGTTCGCAGTTGTTCTACTTGGTCTAAGTAATTTTGTACTTCTTGACCGGTTGCAGTAACGCTGGCTTTATTTGCCTCAGCAATCCTTTGATTGATGAGCTCCATTTCCTGAAGTAGATTTCTTCTTTGTGTATCGTTGGAGTTAGCAGCCATTTAAATAATAGAAGATTATTTTTTAATTGTTTTCAGATAGTTGGCAAGATGTTGGGATTCGCCACCATACTTTTGCATGATTTTTTTTCTATCTGCCATATTTTTAGCAATCAGTTCATCAAAATCTTTCCAAATATTGGCAAGTTCTGGACTTTTATCTTCCAAACTACCTATCCAAGCTTTTTCTTTTCCATCTGCTTTTGCTCGAAAAAAACTTTTAAAAAAATCTGAAATGCCGGCTTCTGTTATTTTTATTTTTTTAGACATGTTCTTTATATTGTAATACTATTATAAATATCATCTTCTTCTTATTTTCGGAGAATTATTTGATGAAGATTTACTTGTAGCTTTATTCATCGCATCACTTTCTTCTCCTTTTACTTTAAGTAACTCTCTCCAATAGAATTCTCTTAACTTAATAGGCATAAAATAAAGGTCATGCCAATTAAATCCGCCATTGGCATAATAAATCATTTGAAAGATTTTTTGATGTAATACTACTGAATAGTTACTCGCTAGGGTAAAAAAAGTCAACCCCAAACGGGATTCGGAGAGCCTCCTTCTCACCTGTGTATGGAGATTCATATTCGAATTTTAAATCCAAATCCGGACTCATTGTACTGATTTCTTTTCTTAGCGATTTTGAATCACCCGCTAATAATCTATTAGTTACAAAGTTACTGATATGTCCTATTTCTCTATTACCATCCACTTCGGTGATTATTCTTCTATATCTAGATGTAATCTCATTACTCGTTTTTGTTGCTTTCTGAAGAGCATCAATATCTTTTTGTATTGAAAGTTCATCTCCATGTGTTAATAACCTAAATTTTATGTTAGCTTTAGAAATTGGCAACGTATAATCATATTCATTTTTTCTATTTAATTTAGATTCATCAATTTCTTTTATTTGTATTTTTGATAAATCCACTGTTACTTTAACAGGCTCATTTTCATTAGGGTCGTTAATTGTAACTTCATATTCCGGACCAAATGCTAAAACTCTAGATGAGATTAAAATAGCATTCTTATCGCCAACTAATAAATCATTTATATTTACACCAGGCTCTATCACTACCGATTCCAATAGTTTATCTAAATGAACTCCTTTCTTAACTAAGTTAGCAGAAGTAAGAATATCTTCTTCTTTAGCTGTCATTAATTTAATAGTAACTTCACCCTTAGATAGTGGAGATGTTTCTGGATAACACAATCCCTTCGATGGTAAACTGATAATCTCCGTTGGAAATGGATAATTTCTTTGTTCGGATGCAGATTGTGCTCCCAATCCTCTTGTAACTTGTTGTTCTACGTTTTGTTGTTCCATAATTATAATAACTTAATGTTTATATATAAGTATATACAAATAAAAAAAGGAGAACATTTCTGTCCTCCTTTTATATACTACCCAAAAAATATTTTAATTATCTAACCACCTCACCACGTTGTAACCAGAACATATCATTCCTTCTGGCATTCAACTCCCATTTAGCAAGGTCAAACATCTCATCACTAATCAACCCACGCTCGAAGCAATACTCCATATTCAAATCAAATGGAGAAACACGCAAATGCATTGCACGACTTACTACAAAGTCACAATACTCATTAACACTCATACCACGTACATCTAATAGTTCCATATCTTTTGTATTTTAGTTATCTTTAGCAGCTTCAGCCCAATTCTCATTAACCATTCCCCAATAGTTTTTGTTTAAGTAGATAATATCATATCCACTATCGTTTCTATCTATTGTGATAATTCCTTTCTTAACTAATGAACCTAATGCCCCTCTAATAGTTTTAGTAGGAATTCCCAATTCTTCACTCAAATCGTTTACATCCACATCAGAGTAACCTGGTTCAGCGTATAAACAACTGATGAAAGTACTTAGTGTCTTGTCTTCTAACCATGTGATATTCATAACTTTATTTGTTTTATGTTTAACTCTTATTACATAGTAAAGGTAATACATTCTGCGTTAAAAGTCAAGTCTTTTGTTAATTATTTTTAAAATTTAGAATCATTCTAAATAAGACATAAAAAAAGGGATATATTTCTATACCCCCTTTTAACTATTTTAAAGTTTATCTATTAGAAATTAGTACTCAAGGATTGCGTAATCATATGATAATGTTAATTCTATCGATAATGGGTCGTTTGAAGCCCAATCCAACTCACCAAAGTTTGCCGAAAGGATAAATGCTCCTTTAAGAGTCCATTGTTCAACTTTATCACCTACTGGTCCTAATAAGAAGAATGTGATATCTTTCTTATAGAAAGCTGCGTATCCATCTCTACCTGTTAGGGATTCGTGTGAACTTCTAATCCACTCCATAACTTGCTGTGCACCTGATGGTACAATTGGGTCATAAAGAGAGATAGTGATATCATCCCACGTTGATTTACCTTTAATTTTTCTTTTTACGTTTATGTGGTCTAATTCAACTACTTCCGATGTGAAAGTTGGTCTACTAGCGGTTTTAATCATATATGATTGTATCCCATCAATTTCCATTATAAATCTATTACCTAACTTTGGTTCAAAGTTGGTATAGAACATTTTATCAAACTCTAATACTTCTGGCATTTTTTTCTCTATTTAATTGTTTCTTTATATAAATATCTATTTTTTAAATTATCCGTTAAAAGCGGCGCCAGTTGGTAAGATGTTGAAATCAATTTGAATGAATTCAGCTGTCTTAGTTGGTTGTAAGTAGATAGCCCCTTTCATAATGTTTCTATCAATTACATCTGGTGTGTTATTAGTATCATCCATTACAACACGGAATGCGTACAAACCTTGTCTTTGTTGGATTGATTCTAAATAAGGGTTAACGATATTTAAGAATCTATTTCTTGTTGTTGATGTGTTTTGTTCGAATACTAAATATCTCGAAGTAGATGCGATATACTTTCTAACAGTCAATAATAATCTTCTTACGTTGATTCTATCTAATGCTGATGGTTTATCTTGTAAAGTTTTTTGTCCGAATACTACAATACCTTGTCCAGGAAATTGTACAATTGGATTTACTTTAGCTTCATATAATGTATCTTTTTCAGATTGTGTTAATCTATTCAATACACTAACTGCTCCTATTAATCCACCTCTATTCAAACCGGCTGGTGCGAACCATTCTGCTGCTACTCTATCGTTTGCTGCGAATACGCCAGGTAATAATACTGAAGGTGGAACTGAAATTAATTTGTTTGTGTTAACATCAATTGTTTTAATCCAAGGATAGTAAGTTGCTGCCATATTTGAATCAACATCGCCTGCCTGTGTAGTTACCAATGATACTGCATCATTTACTGCTGTTGAATCCATAATATAGAAACAATCATTTCTTTCTTCAACCATATCTAATACCGAAGTTACTACTGAAGTATGTAATCTTCTAATAACACCTGGAGTTACAACCATATTGATATCAAATTCATCTGCATTAGATAATGCTGCGATGTGTTTAGCGTATGCTACCGAACCTGAAGATAATGAGGTTGTTAAATCAAAACCTTGTGAGTTTCCTGATACAATATCAGAACCTTTATAAATTGGTGTTGCTGGTGATTTACCATCAAACCCTTCTTGGAATGCTACAACGAATTGTGCTAAAGAAGAACCTACTGATAATGTACCACCATTTGCTGCATCCAATCCAAATACTGAATTAGAACCCACACCTGCTCCTGTTGGAATTGGTTTTAAGTAGATTGCGTTATCAGTATTGTTATCCAAATCAATACCACCATATTGTGTTGCCGATGCGGTTATAAATGTTACTGATGGAATTAATGCTCCAATAGCTGCTGATGCAGAAACTGGTAAAGAATACTTAGCATGTCCGAATGGTACTGCTTGTACGGGAGCCGATGTATTTAAGTACTGAATTCTAATATATTTTGAATTATTAACCCAGTCACCACTTTCACTAATTTTACCTTCAGAGTTGATAGATAATTTTCTATCACCAATTACTCTACTAATGTAGTTCGGAGAATTAGGGTCTAAGTTTACATTTGAATAAGTTTCTAATACGTTCTTTTTCTTATTTGTATCAGCAAAATCTCTAACAACGACAGTAAATGTACCATAATCAGTACCATTTACACTACCAGCTGCTTTAATATTTGTGATACCTATTTTAATTTTTGTATTTGCTACATTACCTGCACCAATTGTTTCAAATTGGAATAAATCATATCTGTCACCAGAAATAGTTTGAGATTTGATTGTTGGTGTTAATGCTTCTTGTGCATCAAATGTAAATAATTGGTTACCTAATACCGTTACACTTGCAGAAGTTGCAGATACAAAATTCATAGATGTATTTTTGAAGAAACCATATGAATAAGCTTCTTTACTTCCAAATGGTGATGTTCCAAATACTGCTTCTATATTACTTCCTGTTGAAGCGTATAAAGAACCTGAACCTAAAGTTGATAATGCAAAATCACCCTTACCATCTGCATCTGCTATTGTTTCACCAACGAATCCGCCATTTGCACCTACTGCGGTATTGAAAAGAATACCCAAAGATGCTGATACTGAACCTGAAGTTGCTGTTAATAATAGAGGAGCGGTTTCGGTGTAACCACCAATACCAGCTACTCTACAAATTGTAGCGCTTCCAGCTTCTCTTAAATAAGATTGTACTGCCAAAGGAGTATAATATGTATCATCAACCGCTCCAAATAGAGTTTCGAATTCAGATTGTGAGTTAACGATTGTAGGAGTTAAAGGGCCTTCCTTAAAAGGTCCTATGAATGCTGCACCGATTTCAGCTACACCCTGTTGTAAGAATGATAAGTCGTTTTCTTTTGTAAATACGCCCGGTGATACTATTTTTTCTGCCATTTTGTGCTTTTATTTAATTTTTAATGTCTACTATAAATATAATCTTTTATTTCAAAACAACAAATCAATGTTATTTGTATGTTGGAGAGAAATGGTCATATACTTGTCCTACTGATGCTGCTGATTGTAATGTACTATAAAATAATACTGGTCCAATTTGTCCGTTCCAAAATGTTGTTCTTGCACTATTACTACCAACTGTTAAATGGTTAGTAGATGCCGGTGCCGAAAATGCTGATGCGGTAAATGTTCCTACCGATGTTTTATCCACATAAACCGTTACAGTTCCAGATGGTTGGAATGTTGCTGAAATCATATACCAAACGTTTGATGATAATGAAGTCGTTAATTGTCCACTATTTCCTAATGAACTACCATAAAATTTTACTCTATTTAAAGTAGAACTATTAGTTGATTCAATTGCTAAACCATAAAAACCTGCGTAGTCAAAAATGTGTCTAGTAGTTGTACCTAACGTTGTTGTAGGTCTTATCCACATATGAATAGTTCCGGTGTTAGTATTGAATTGAGAAATACCACCATTGATATTTGTAGTAATATCTTT